CAAATTGTAATGGAGAAGATGAAACATGGGAAATAAACTTAGGGATTATGAGTCGCAACGAATAACTATGGAAGTAGATAAAGAGTTGCTAAACAAATCAAAAGATAAAGTAGAGAAAGCAGTTGGTATGGGTTCTTTACCTTATCCAAAAATATTTAATTATATTATGAAGAAATTCATTGGAGAAAAAGATGGTATCAAGAGAAGTAGTTAAAGAAGTAAAAACTTTGTATGGTAACTTGATTAGTGTTCAAGGGGTATATGTTAAAAGAGCTTATACAAGAAAAGCTAATTTAAAACTCACATACAAAGATGATTATATGATTGTGCCTCTAAGCCAATTACATAAACCAATAAAAATAACCATGATACCTGATAAGTTTATAAGGGACAAAATGAATAAACTTTATTATTATCAATGGAAACCAATAGATAAAAACCAAACAACATTATTTGATGGAGAAAAAAATGAATAGATTAAAAATTGGATTTGAAAAAAAAATAAATGAAAGTGAAAAACTCTTACAAGATGTAAAAAGAAGAAATATACAAAAAAATTTGTTGATTGATAAACCAGATTTTAAACAAAATTTTCAAGAGGCTGGTTATATATTAGAGCAAAACATAGGAACATCTTTAAAACATAATCAAATAATTGAATTAGTTTTTAAAGATTTTGTAGAAAGAAACGGAGAAAAAAATGATTGATTTAAAAGTATTTGAAAAGTTTGAAACAGAAAGAAATATGCTACCATTTTCATCAAGCAAAATTAAAACTTGGAAAAATAACCCAGCACAATTTCTTTTGACTTATATTTATGGATATCCAAGAACTACTAACCATGCAATAGAAAGAGGTAATGCTGTTGAATTTGGCTTGGAACATTTATTTACTAAAGATGCTAATGTTGAAGAATGTATAGATAAAGCTAAAACTTATTACAAATCAGCAACAGCTTTATTAGATGGAGAAGATAAGCAATATGACATGATTGAGCCAATGGTAAGACAATGCTTTGATGTTTTTGTTCAAGATGAATGGTTTATGAGTTTTCAATCATTTCAAGGTCGTATTGATACAAATATATTAGGAGTTCCTTTTTATGGCTTTACCGATTTTGTTTTTGAAGATGATATTAATAGTATTACTATTGTAGATTTAAAAACAAAACAAAAATTTATGCCAACGCATGACGATATTTTACAAATGGCAATTTATGGCAAAGCTATGAAAGAAAAATTTATGGAAAAAAATATTAAAGTAAAACTTTTGATTTGCACCCCTAAAAGGTGTGAATTTATTGATTATCTTCCTAATGCTAAATATTTAAAAGAAATAGAAATGCAACTAGAAAGCTGTGCTAATTTTTTTGATGCTTGTAATGAAATAGATGACATGAAGAAAATAATTGTTCCAAAAATAGATGATTGGACTTGGAATAACAAAGAACTTTTAGAACAACGACATGAAATATGGGGAATATAAAGACGAAGTGGATAAACTAGCTAGGAGATACATTAATATTTGTTTAGAAACACAAAATACATGGATTGGCTATCAAGAAGATTGTATTAGACTAGCAGAAAAAGAAATTGGAGAAAAATATGGCACAAAAAATATGGAAGATGGGAATTAGTCCTGATAATTTTATAGCAGATACAGTAAACCTAACAAATGAAGAATTAGGTTTATATTTTAGATTACTTTGTTATGCTTGGAAGAATGAAGCAACTTTACCTAATGATATGGATAGACTCAAACGAGTTTGTCAAAATGCTGATGAGAAAATGATAAATTATATTTTAGCAACTTATTTTAGAGAAGAGGGCAAAACTTATTACTCAAAGGCTCAAAGAGAAGAATTTAATTGGGTACAAGAAAAGTCTGTGAAAGCTAGAGAGTCAGCAAATAAAAGATATGCGAACGCAGAACGAACGCATAGCAGTAATAGTTATAGTAACAGTAATAGTAATATAGATATATTTAATAATATATGGTCAAACCTAACTTATAAAACAGGTAATAAACAACAAGCATTTAAGGTTTTTGATAAACTAAAAGATATACCTGAACCTGATGTGTTGGTAGATAAATGGGAAAAGTTTTGTAGTTCCCATGATGATAAAAAGTTTATTCAACACTTTAGAACATGGTTAAATAATAAAGGTTGGGAGAACGAGCCGCAAAAACTAGATAAAAAAGATGATTTTGGTATAATGACTAGAGACCCATTTACTAATTTAAGTTCTTGGCAAAAAGGATTTAGAACCTTAAATGATACAGATCAAGATATAATAGAAGCATATAGACAGGGGAAAGTATCAAAAGAGGCTATGGATAAGATGAGTATTAGTGTAAAATAATATGATGGACGAAGAACTGAAAAAATTATTTATGACTATTCCTGATAGCTATGGAAAGTTTTCAGCTATTATTCAGGTATCTGGTTTTGATACAGAGGAACAAGCACATGAATATTTATATCAGTATCACGAAGTCCAAAAAGAAGAAGTATTAAGAGAGGGTATTACAATTCACTAATGGCAAGACCGAAAAAGTACGACATAGACACAGAGGAAGTACAAAAACTAGCTAAATACGGAATGACAAATGTAGAGATAGCTGACTTCTTTGGGTGTGATGAAAGCCTGATTAGAAAGAGTTATTCCGAATATCTCACAAAAGGAAGAGCAGAGATGAAACTAAGGCTTAGACAGTTACAATGGAAGAGTGCAGAAAAACTAAATGCGGTTATGCTCATATGGTTGGGAAAACAAATGTTAGGTCAATCTGATATACCGATTGGAGAAGATAGTCAGCCTTTAGAATGGTCTATTGATTAGTGCCTCTTAGTGAACCACAAAGAAAAGTAATATTATCAGATAAAAGATTTAGAGTATTATTATCAGGTCGTAGATTTGGTAAAACATTTGTAGCCTTAAATGAGTTAGCTAAGTTTGGTCAATACTCAAACAAAAAGATATTCTACATAAGTCCCAGCTATAGACAAAGCAAAGAAATAATGTGGAAACCATTAAAAGAAAAAATGCTAGAGCATAGATGGGTAGCTAAAATAAACGAAACACAATTAACTTTGTATCTAAGAAATGGAACACAAATAAGTTTGAAATCTGGGGAAAATTTTGAGTCCATGCGTGGCTCAGGACTTTCTTTTGTTTGTTTTGACGAAAGCCAAGACATAAAGCCTGAGGCTTGGTATGAAGTTATTAGACCTACACTTTCAGATAAATATACTATGGGTTCAGCTTTGTTTCTTGGTACACCTAAAGGCTATGGTAATTGGACTTATGATTTGTTTACAAAAAAAGACCCTGAGTGGGAAACATTTAAGTTTACTACTATTGAGGGTGGTCAAGTTACTAAAGAAGAAATAGATCAGGCTAAGAATGATCTAGATGAGAGAACTTTTCAGCAAGAATATTTAGCTACATTTGTTAATTATGCTGGAGTTATTTATTATAACTTTGATAGAAACAAACACATTATAGACACATATGAACAAAAAGAATTACCTTTACATATTGGAATGGACTTTAACTACAACCCTATGGCTTGTTGTATTGGTCAGATAAGAGATAATAATTTAATAATTTTTGATGAGATACAAATATACAACGCAAATACAAATGATATGATTGATGAAATAAAAGCAAGATACGGAGTACGAAACATTGTGATTTATCCTGACCCAGCCGCAAGACAAAGAAAGACAAGTGCTGGTGGTTCTACTGATTTATCATTACTTAGAAATGCTGGGTTCAATGTTAAGGTTAGACCAACGCACCCTCAAGTAAGAGATAGAATAAATGCAGTAAACTCTAAACTTAAAAATGCTAATGGAGTGTCAAGTCTTTTCATAACCAAATCTTGCAAAAATTTAATTAAAAGTTTAGAAAGACAAATATACAAAGAGGGAACTCATATACCTGATAAGGATAGTGGGTATGACCATATGGCTGATGCAATAGGCTATCTTATTGAATATGTTTTCCCTTTGCGTAGAGATTTTAAACCAAGTGAACCGACTAGGTGGAGTTAGTTAGATGGCGATATACAGTAGAGATTTCTTAACAGCTAGACATAGCGATTATGAGAAAAACTTTCATAGATGGAACTTTCATTACAGATCATATTTAGGTGGAGATGATTATAATAATGGTTACTTCCTGAATAGATATATCCTAGAGTCAGATGAAGAATACATGAAAAGGGTTGGATTTACCCCTTTAGATAATCATTGTAGGAATGTTATTCAGATATATTCTAGTTTTTTATTTAGAGTT